TCAGGGAATACTACTAATGATAGTATTGAAACTATATCAGCAGGATTTGATGGGGTTATAGAAGACTTATATGCTAGTAGAACTAAAGGTTGTATTGGTTTAGATTGTGGATATCCTAGTCTTAATTACTTCTTAGGTGGATTACAGAAAGGTAAGATATATATTATAGGGGCTAGAGCTTCAATGGGTAAGTCGGCATTAGCTATGAATATATCTGAGTATGTTGCCAAGAGTAATAACGTATTGTTTATATCATTAGAGATGGATAAGAAAGAATATGCACAACGTCTTATGTTTAGTAAAGCTGGTATAGATGTTAGTATGGTTAATACTGGAAAGATAACTGATGAGTTAATTGATAGTGTTAAGCAACAAGAAGAGTACTTGAAATCTCTTAACTTATATATAGAAACTAAAACTCCATGTAGAGTTAGTGATGTTGAGTTATCTATAATAAACTTACAATCTACTAGAGGGAGTTGTGATTTAGTTGTAGTCGATTATCTTCAATTACTTACTCCATCTACCAAGTCTGGTAAGACTAGGGAAACTGAGGTAGCTGAGATGAGTAGGGAACTTAAGAACTTAGCTGTTAAATACCAAGTACCTATTATAGTTTTATCTCAATTATCTAGAGCATTAGAAACTAGAGAAGATAAACGACCAATGTTAAGTGACTTGAGGGAGAGTGGGTCAATAGAACAGGACGCAGATGTGGTAATGTTTGTCTATAGAGATGAATATTACCATCCTGAAGACCCAGTAGTTAGAGGTACTGCAGAACTTCTTATTCGTAAGAATAGGGGTGGAATAAATAATAGAACAATAGATATGTGTTGGCAACCAAGCAAAGTTAGATTTAGTGAAGCTATTAAGTTTTAGAAGGGAGGATATAGTGGATACACTTTATGCAATAGTTTTTGGTTTGGCGTTATTATATGTGATAGATTTTACAGGGAGTTTAGCGCAGCGTGTATATATATAGTACTTATGGATTTGGAAAAATGAAAACAGAGAGTGCAATAGGGATGACTATTAGAGCTATAGCAAATGACCATAAGGTTTTATTTGCTCAGTTCTTAAAGGATGGTACTTCATCTGAGATAGAATTTCTTAAAGATAAAGTAGACGTAGTCACCTCCAATACTAAAGGTATTGTACTTCCTCATAATAAAACTCCTTACGATAGCGAGTGTGTTCTTAACCTTTACAATAAGATATGTAATATGTTGAGTGATGGGGAATATAAACTAGTTGTTCTAGATGAGTTCCTAGTTGCTTTAGATATGGAACTATTATCACTTACGTTATTGAAACGTATAATAGCTATATGTAAAGCTAAGGATATAGATATATATCTTACTGGAAGGGTTAGGGATAAATCGCTAAGGAATTATATACAAGAGGTAAGTGACTGTGTTACTAATGCGTACTGTGTAAAACACATGTATGATACTTATTGCCCAGAATGTAAGCGTACATTCCCTTATCATTACACTTACTGTCCAGATTGTGGTAAGCAATTACAAGTAAGTAGACCTTGCAAGAAAGGTAGGGATTACTAATGCATATAGATATAGATTGGGATAGAGTTGTAGATGTTGAATACCATATAGAAGAAGAGGGAATATGGTCAATAACAATGTTATTTGACGATAACGAAGCTGTTACTTATGGATATACAAACCTAAAAGATTATATGAAAGATTGTGCTAATATAACGAACAGGAGGAAGTGATGTTAGATTTAATTCTTTATTCTATACTAGGGTTATGTATCGGACTTATAGTATTTATTATATTCGGTAGTATTATATTTGTATTTATGGTATTGGATAACAAAGGGGGTTGGATAGATGAGGTTCATTTCACCACTAAAGATACTGAAGAGTAAGCTAAAACATTTTATACTTAATCTTAATCAGTATCGTAATACCCATTACAGAGTTCTTAATACCTGTAAGATAAACTATAAGAAGTATATGGAACGTCAGATAAAATCTGCTCCAAGGTTTACTAAGGTATTATGTTTATATAAAGTTTATTTTGGGAGTAAGAGATGTTGGGACGTAGGGAATATCTGTAGTGTTCATGAGAAGTTCTTTGAGGATGCATTAGTTGAGTTAGGTAAGTTACCTGATGATAATGCTCAATACTTGCCGTTGGTTATCTATCTAGGATGTGGAATAGATAAAGAGAACCCTAGGGTTGAGATAGAAGTTAGAGAACTTACAGATGAAAATGTAGACTTGACATTTAAAGAGATATGTGATATAATAAGAGTAGGAGGTAAAGATGAGTCTTAGCGCCAATGATTTATATGAAATGCAAGAATGCTTGTTGAGTTATAAGGTATTACTTAATTGGTTACCAGCAACTAATAAAGAGGAAACTGATTTGAAGTATATCAGAATACAAACAATAAACCATTTATGTGATGTATGTGATAATATGTTGGAGGAAATTAAGAATGGCTAAAGCAATTATAGATATAGATACATATCTATTTAGAGCTGCTCTTACTTGTAATGAGTTGGTTGAGTTACAACCTGAAATATTCTATGAATGTTGGAATATAGATAAGGCTAGACAATTCTTAAAACAAGCAGCGGATGAATTACCTAGTAAGGTTGGTTGTGATGATTATGTATTTGTTACTGGTGGAGTAGGTAAAAACTTTAGGTATGTAGTTAATCCAGATTACAAGTCTAATAGGAAGAAACAAGCTAGACCTATTATGTTAGATAAGGTTAGGGAGATGTGCTTCAATGAGTTCCCGTTGGTATATACGCCTTGCTTAGAAGCTGATGATACTTGTAGGATATTACTAGAAGAGAACAAAGATAATGTTATAGTAAGTGTCGATAAAGACTTACGAACATTCTCTGGTAAGATATACGATAGCTATCATGATGTTATGAGATATATAACTCCTCAACAAGCGGAAGCTAACTTTAAACGGCAACTACTTATAGGGGATAAGACAGATGGATATACTGGGATACCGAAGGTAGGTATAGCTACGGCAGATAAGTTAATACTTAATGGTATTACCGAAGATGAGATAGCAGAGATGTATGTTGAGAAGGGATTAGGATTAGACTACTTTGAGATGGTATATAACTGTGCTAAGATACTAGGGAAGAATGATTATAAGGAAGGAGTTATTACATTATATGGAGGAAAGAAACTTGACACTAGAACAATTGGAAATTAGAGTACGAGCGTTAGAGAAAGTTGTACTATCATTACTTAAAGTATTGTCTGGTGGTGAACTAGATGAATATGAGAGTAACTAAAAAGAATATACTCAATTGGCTTAGATTAGCTTATGATGTGTTATGGTTGGAACCTTGGATAGCTAAAAGCTTAAAGGAGTATATAAACCGTACAGATACAGTACGAAGAAGTAAAGAGTTAGATGAGATATTTGGAGGTGAAGAATGGTCGATATTGCTATGTGCAGACGAAGCGACTGCCCTAGAAGGATGACATGCTTTAGGTATATTGCAGACGCAGAGGATTACTATCAATCATATATAGATATGAGAGATGAGAACGTAGAAGATAAATGTGAGATGTATTGGCAATGTAAGAACGGTAAAGAACTTGCATACATGAATAGAGTTAATAGATAGAAAGGAGTAACAATGGGATTATTTAATGTTATTAAGTTAGCTAACGATTACAACAAAGCTAAGAAACTTATTGCTAGTAAAGCACCAGACATTGAGAAAGCGAAAGCTTTAATTGAAAAGGTTAAAGGGTTTATTGAATACCTTTATAGTTTGAAAGATAAACTACAAGAACTAATCTTAGAAGTTAAAGATGTGTTGAAGAAACTAAAGGGGGTTAAGTAATGACTATAGAAGGTACGGAAGAGATGTTCGATAAGAATGGTAATATACCTGTATGGGGTCAAGTAAGTAGTTCAGGTAGACCATACTATACATTTAGACTTACAGATAAAGATAAGTATATTATGTTTACTCAGACACAACAGAACCCTAAAGCACCTAAGTTTATTATTCGTAAGGTAGATAGCGATAAAGCTACAGCGGAGGAATAATGGAAGAAGGCAATAAATACGATGGGGGTAAACCCAGAGTTGGGGAGATGTTACAAGACTTTGCTTTGCCCTTACTTGAAGTTACTAAAGCTTGGGAATACGGAGCAAGTAAATATGAGAAAAGAAACTGGAGAAAGGTTGAGAACGGTAAAGACAGATATACAAACGCCTTACTTCGTCATCTATTGGCAGAAGAAGAACGGTTGGTAGATGATGAGTCTAACCTACTCCATGCTGCTCATGTAGCTTGGAACGCATTAGCTAGGTTATGGTTTATATTACAGGAGAAACCTAGTTACAAGGATTATATAAATGATTTCTTTGGTTGCAACGAGGGGTTATATCTCGATAAAGATGTTCATACTACTAGGGTTGGTGATAT